ATGCCATCACTCAAAGAAATACAAGGTTTCACGCCACCAGTACTTCACACTGGAAAAGATTGGTACATCGACTTTTACGCATTCAATCCGGTACATGGTGAAATGCGCCGTAAGAAAATCAAGCTGAATTTTATAGAAAAGATAACTGAGCGTCGCAAGTACGCGAAGGACTATATGAACCGATTATCTGAGAAGTTATCACTTGGTTGGAATCCTTGGATCGAACAAGAATCCAGCAATGCTTATATGCTATTTGCGGACGTGATTAGTAAGTATCGCACCTTTATGAACAAGATGCTGAAGGACGGACGCTACAGGCAGGAAACACTCAAATCATACAGCTCTTATCTGCACAACATGGAATTGTTCAATGAGCAAAAGAAAGTTCCCATCACCTATATATATCAATTCGACAAAGATTTCTGTGTCATGCTCCTGGACGAAGTATATATCACCCGTGATAATACAGCTTTCACCCGCGATAATTATCTCGGCTTCCTGAAGTCCTTTTCAACTTTTTGCCTGAACCATAATTACCTCACGAAAAATCCCACCGATGGCATTAGCAGTCTTGGCCGGAAAGGAAAAAAGAAAATCAGAGGTGTATTATCAGAGGATTTATTGATAAAAGTAAGCGATTACCTGAAGGAACAGAATCCACATTTTTTGCTGGCCAGTTATATCTTATACTACTGTTTCATTCGCCCGGCAGAAATGACAAAGCTGAAGCTCTCTAATATCAGTCTGGAAAGGCAGACTATATTTGTCCAGGACACGATCTCTAAGAACAAAAAGGATGGAACCATCACTTTGCCGGCAAAGGTAATTCACCTTATGCTCGATCTCAAGATATTCGACCATCCACATGATTATTATCTCTTCTCCGATGGAATGAAACCCGGTAAGGTGGAACGCTCAGAAAAGATGTTCCGCGACTGGTGGGCACGCCATGTCCGCAAGGACCTCAAACTACCTGACAAATATAAATTCTACTCGCTAAAAGATACTGGCATAACAAACATGCTCCGGCATTATGATGTGCTGAGCGTTCGTGATCAGGCTCGACATAGCAGTATTCTGATGACTGATATCTACACACCGCATGATATTCAGGAAGCTAACAACCTGATAAAGAATTACCAAGGAGATTTTTAAGGAAAAGGCAGCTTATTCGGCTGCCTTTACTATTTCTACCGATGCACCCAATACGCTGGCAATCCTTACCAATACATCAAGCCCTACCGAGTATCTTCCGTATTCGATATTGGTGACATTGGCAGGGGTTACCCCTGCCTTGAGTGCCAGATCACGAACGGTTAACCCGGCATCTTCCCGAAGTTCTCTCAAACGAGACCCGATCTTTTCTCTGTGTTCTTTTTCGGGTTCCGATAGATTATACTCTTTTACTTCAACCCAATTAAATTTCGGATATTCGGCTTTATTTTCTTTTATGAGAACGTGTGAGTTAAACTTCCTATACTCCTTTGCAAGAGCTTGAAGCTCTTGCAAAGTATCTGCGGTGATAGTAACACTTTGCCCTATACCTTCTACATGTTTTTCGAAGGTTATAGAGGCTGAAAACTTATGCTTTGGATTTCTCAAACTCATAAAGATAATTTATTTAGAATTTAAAATTTGATCTGCCTTGTCTTTGCCGAAGTAATTTACGGCTTTCTGATAGTTGCTAACATATTCTTTTGCTATTTGAGGATAGATCTTTATGATTTTATTCAGAATAGACGTTATTTCTTTTTCACCGATGTTTTTGCGACGTGCCCAAGATGCATTAGCTTCAACAAGCACTCTGCCCATAAACCAACCTAAATTGTAGAACTTATCTACTTTTACATTTTCGTTGAAGAAATTGATAACCAAATCTCTGTTATCTTTCAATACTGCTGTTACTTCTGCTGCTGTCATAATCTTATTGCTGAATTACTGTTGCCACCAGTTCTACTGTTTTACTGTGACAAAGATAAGAATTTATTTTCTTGTTATCAAATATGATAACAAGAAAACTGCAACATTTAATATATTTTAATATTTAATAAACAGAAGCCCTGACCGTCACCAGCCAGGGCAAACACTTGTCGCTACAAACATCACTTCTATCTCTTCAATCTCTTATATAATAGCCATCCGACAATAAACAACAGAAAGCCTATTATTATCCCGAATGCCCAACCACCAAGTTCAATCTTAATCTTTTGCCACCTGTTTAACTCCTTCTCTACAGGATAAGGAACCTGTACCTCTCTGTCTATATAAACCTCTTTAGATGGTACATAAACAGTGTCTGATGGTACTTTCATGTTCGCTATTACATTTCCAAGGCTATCAATCGTTAGTTGCGCCTGAACATTCTTCGTGTTAGCAATATCCAGCCAACGAAGTACTACCTTGCCGTTCTCATCGCACTCAAATAGGGCTCGGATAAAGGCACTATCGGCAGGATTAACCACCGGAATCAACTTCTCGATATAGACGCTATCGGTTCTACTTTCAATCGGCACAGACTTTACCGATGAGCATCCCCCCAACAGCATGGCAACAAACATCACCAACAGTGCCATAAATCCAATGATGGTCAACAGACACATCTCTCTTAAATCAAAATCTCTCATACTCCCAAATATTTAATAATCCCCGATACATGTAACGCAACTATAGCTCTTTTCCCTTCCTCAGACAGTAAATACTCAACATCCTCCCTGTTGTCTTGAAACAGATTCTCTGTAAGTACAGCCGGACACCTCGTATGCTTCAGTATGTAGAACCCACTTTCCTTATCCGGATCACCATCAGACATATCCTTCCGTATCTTCATTCCCGGCAAATAGCGTTCAGCACCATCATACAGACATGTTGCCAACTTATCAGCTTTCGTTTTGCCCACTGATGTCCATGCTTCCCAACCACGGGCAGACATCCAATCACTTCCATTACCAGCAGCATTGCAGTGGATAGAGATAAGTATAGCCTCAGAAGCTCTATACTCGTTCGCCCTACGACATCTCTCTGCCAATGGCACGTCTATCTCTTCCTTGACGATGCGTTCAACGTCAATACCATTCCTTCTTAGCTCCGTCTCCAAACGTGAAGCTATCTCACGGGTATAGGCATACTCTCTCAACCTCCCATCAGGGGAACGCTTTCCGGGAGTATTACTACCATGACCGTTATCAATCAATACTTTCATCTATTTCCTCCTCTCTTTTGATAAATTGTTTGAATTTTGGCGGGATTCTTTTCAGACAATCCCAGATATCACACCTGCTCAGCTCGGCTTCCTTGAGCTTCAGCTCCACTTCATGCAATCGACTAAGCGTTTCAAGACACTTTTCTTCCGACTTTCGAAGTTCGACATACAGAAAATCAACCTTACCATTCCTCTCAGTCAGATTCTTCTCCAATCGCCCTATCTGAGAATTTAGACTCTCTATGATCGTCAGCAGGTTCTGTATTTCGGCAGACAATGCGGACGCATTCTCTTTGCGAGCATTCGTCTTCCGGTTTCGCCACGTGGTAACTCCCCATGTCAGCGTAGAACTGCCTCCAAGCACGCCTATAATGGCTAACCAATCATTCAACTCCATCCTATTTTTTTTATTAGTACGTTATCCCGCCCGGCCAGTGATGGTAGGACGGGATTTCTCACACCTGTTCTATCTCAATCACATTCAAAGGAACATTGATAAAAGCTCCTGCGGAAGTAACTCCCCAAAGAATACTAAACCCGTTTTCTCCAATTTCTACCGTTCTCTCCAACCATTGAGTCAGATTATCTTTAGGAGTAAAACCTACAGGTATTAAAAAGTCAGTCTCCACCCCATCTACTGATACTTTCCAGATAGAGCGCGAAACATCTACATTCGCATGTATGGTGGAACAGAACAATCTAATTTTATAAATCGCAGCGGAAAGACCTTCTATTTTATTTTCCCGGTATTTTTCAGAATTACCCCCTGTACAGATGTTGTGCTCTAAAATCTCATCGGGGTATATACCGCTATTGTCACCGGTAGAGGCGCCCTTGGTACTCGCTAACATATAGGAAGCACCTTCACTATCTATTTTAGTTAATGTTCCTAATGAATCTCCTGTTACAGTATATAAATTTCTGGTAGTATTGACGGCAGGAGTAGAGATTTTTACCAGCTTATTTATTTCATCGTATAATGAACCTGTACTACCAATTTCAGAATTTATCCATCCTGTTGAGATAACAATTTTTTCACTAGGTTCTTCGATAGTAATACTACTATGTTTAATTTCGGTCTCATTTCCTTCTGCATCCTGTAACTGTCCATACACCGTTTTTGAACCAATAGAAGCAAATGTATAATTAACACTATCAGAATAATCCATCCACGAAACACCTGTAAGGTCGGCTACCTCACCTAGTCTATATTTGGTAGGGGCAAAAGAACCACTATAAGTAAAGGTTACAGGAATGATTAACGAAGTCGAAGTAATTTTGCCCTCATTTAAAATCAAAGCTTCCAACGTTAACGGAGTGCTTACATATTCAATGGTAGCTGACTTAACATCACTTGTAGTTTGCCCCTTGCTAATTTGCACGTAAATTGTCTTCTGCCCGAATCCATCAGATAAGGTATATTCAACCATATTTTCTTCCGGTATGTTTTGCCAAGTAGCCGATGATAAATCTGCCGTTTCACTAATCCGATAACGGGTAGCTGCCCCTGTATAATTAAATAGGATATTGACATTACGTTGATGGGTTGACGTATCGCCATCATTTATTAAAATGAAAAGTAACACCACAGCGTCATCGTCAATATCATCCGATTTGAATTTACCCATAAACGGACCTATAGGGCATGCTGTAGTGTACCAGTTGAGATATCCTCTATAGTCGAATGTAAAGCCGTCACCTAACCCTGCATTAATCAAAGGACTGTCAAAAGCAACTCTGTAATCACCACTGATATAATCCGCAATTTTTAAATCAATAGCCTTTTGATACAAATCAGAATAAAGAAATACCTCATTATTAACCGCCTGAGATTCCCAAGCAGCGAGAGTGTCTTTAGTCATATTAGCGAACAGCTGCCCATTATTGGCTATAATATTATCATACATGTGTATACCTCTCACCTGAACAGTATTACGTCCGTTTGCCGTCAATCCGGGTATGGAAATTACATTGTTACGGAATATAACCTGTAAATCATCGTTTATGACTCCACTACCAGCCGATGCGCCTGTCGGATTTTGTTCGGGCGTATCGTAACTGAACAAGAACTGGACTCCATTTCCATACTTGGATTGTACCACATTGTTGAAGATATCTATATTTCCAATCGGACCGATTTGCATATTGGCGCCATGACTATCAAGCAGGAAATTATTATAGCATTTACCGGCAAAACTCTGAATGGATAAACCGGAAGCCTGAGACGCCTCTTCTTTATAAGCACAGTCTACCAATGTGTTGTAGCACACTTCCCCTACTGTATTGGATATCTGGACGCCATCATAACCGGTACGCTCAGTGGTATTACGATAAAAACGGAAATTTGTAAGGTAATGCGCTTTCTTTGTATACGCCTTCCCCTTGGTGTAGGTAACATCTTCACCCTTTAAATTTTTAAATGTAACAGTTTCACCCGTATAAGTAACTGTCGATTTTTCGGGGGTAAAATAACCTATATACCAACCCTCAGAATCCGGGTCGTGCACATACATGTGGTGCAGCCAAAGATTGGTAAGTTCAAAATTCTCATACCAATACCAAGGATTAGATGTAGTCGGGTCGGTCTTTATGGATACTCCTGCAAAACTGCACCTTATTATTTCCATTTCAAAAAATTCGATGTATTTAGTCCCGTCAGTTATTTGTATATGTATGACGGGCGGTGTTATGCTACGGTCGGGATTGCGGTCTAATTTGATACCCTTGGATACGTTATAATACCCTCTTCCGTCTACTACTACGTGCCACATGGAAATAAAAGACATCGTATTCCAACTTGTACCGTAAAGTGTCAAAGGCGTATCTTGGTCAATAGTCACCACCAACGGACGCTCCTCGGAGAACTGCGGAGAAGGGTTTTGCTGCGGATTACCCTTAATTTCCGTACAGGCAATCCTTATACGGGAACTTCCGTTTTCTACGGATTTTTTCAGCACAAGAGTATAAGCATCATATCCGGAGGGAAGACTATCAATGTTGATATCCCTGTAATAGCTTGTATCAGGGATATTAAAAACCATATAACAATCGTTTACCCCCGTTTCATAGACATCAATTTTCGCATCGGGATACCCAACGGACACGATGCTCATTTTAGGTTCCTGTCCTTCCGATGGTTTAGCGGCCAAACGAGGAGTAATGGTTATCAGCTTATTGATACGCTTACTGATAGTTTTCTGAGTAAGCGTATCATAGTACCGTGTTTCCACATCATAGATGCCTCGTGTCGGTATGCTATATTGAGAGAATACTAACTCGCCATTGTCATTTGTATAATCCGGTGCCGTCCTTGCAGAAACCACATCAGCAGGATTATCAACGCTACCGTTTTCTTTTAGAATATACACCTGAACAATACGCTCACGTGATGTGTCATAACCATTATCACCGGAAATAAGCAGGTCGAAACTTTGGTCTGTACGGCTTATTTCCGAGGATGCCCGAATTTCGTGATATGGCAATGATTGAGGCTGCATAGCATACAGATAGCGGATTAATGAAGTGGAAAACAATTCTTCCGCATTACGATAATTGACCGCACGCACATCCTGCCTTAAATCTCCAGAGCCAGATACAGGAATAGTTACTGACGTTTTCTGAGATGTATTATCAATAGTCTCCCCAGTCATAACGGAAGGGTCGGAAGTACTTCTTTTGGTGAAGTACATTTTCTGAGCCCATTTTGTTGTAGCTTCCAAACTTACTGTTTCACCTACAAGCGGAAAAGCATTGCTAACATTCATCGCTAATTTAACACGTCCAATCCCACCGATTAGCTTATTTGCATATTCTTGATTACTCATAATTTTCTTCTTTAATGTTCAACGTGTAATTGTTATCTTCTACATACATACCTGTTTCCTCATTATATGCACATTGCAAAGATGCTGTGACTATCTTACCGAAGCGGATGAACGAATGCCCGTTATCTGACGTAAACAGGGATTTGATGAATAGATTTCGATTATTGGAATTAACCTTGATGATAATAAGGTCATCTGTCGGTACAATGTAAGCAGCACTATTATTAAACGTACCTTGGTCTATTGTATTTGTCCCTTCATACCCGACACTTGTATCAGTCGTTTCGTCCCATTCTTCACCGAATAAGTTATATGCGCCCGGAGATACATTTTCAACAGACACACGCAAATAATCTATATCAAATTCCGGTGCATGTTCCTTGTTTGACAGATAGGTATTTTTTAATGACTCCAATAACTTGTAATCAGAACCACCTTCATCAATATTCAATAGGCTGTCTGTATTACTCAATGCTACTGAATCAGTTTCATAGCCACGAATCTTATATTCTGCCAGCTTCTTATTTTCAAACGAGAAGTCCAGATAGCCTTCTCCATTGATTTCGGTTCTTACAGGAGAAAAATTATAAAACCTTTCTGACGGGTTGTTATTCCAAAAGGGGGAAGCATAGATATTATTACCTGAAAGATATTCTCTCACGCCTCCATCGTTAAGGAATGCAACATACGCTTTACCTGATTTATTAATAAAGATATTATTGTAATTTACCAGTTTTTCAAAATTGCCGGCTAAAAACTCTTGGGATGCAGAAAACTCACCATTAAAGTAGACAGTGTTATTCTCAACATTGAGTTCTTTGATACTTGAACAACCAAACATTCTTCTGACATAAGCGTACTGACCGCCTGTAATATTGGAATGGAACAGATTACTTTTTATATTGAAACGTTGTATATCTCCGGAAATGGAGAAAGGCTGTCCCGGACAGTTTTTAACTGTATTTCTTGTTAAGTCAAATTCATTAACCCCACCGATGGAACAAGCGTATTCAATTAGTCCGGTACCGTCAATAATATTGTCTACTAATTTTAAGTAAGCATTATTTCCAGTGATAGCTAATATACTGGAATGACCTATACCTGCCGCATTGATATAATAATCAGCCTGTAGATGTGATCGGCTTATTTCTGCACACTCAATCCCGTTCATATACACCGCCACGGCTCCGGCTCTGTCTAATTTACATGAATCAAGAACGATATTTGCCACATTCTTAAATCGTAAACAATACCAAGTATGCGCCTGAGTACCGGAGCTATTTGCATAGTAGCCATTGAACTTACAGTTATGCAAAGCAACATTCTTCACTTTATCGGTATCATCATTGCTACGTACCATAACAGCCGCTAACTCTTCAGGAGAAGCAGCACCGGAGAAATTGCAATAATTAAGCATGGAAATACCTTTGATAAACACATTGTCCACATTCTCAAAAAGCAATCCACCGAGCCACTTGCAATTGATGGTATATAGCCCGTTTCCGTTGATGGTTAAGGTATAAAGGCTGTCTTTATTCCAATCAGTTAAGGTAGATGTCCAGATTCCATAAGTTGAGTTCCATTGTGACCCGCGTACCTCTGTAGCCTTCTTTACGCAGGAAATCATAATATCCTTTGTGAGTTTATCCGGATAATCCTCTTGCAATGCAGCCAGACATACGCCGAGACTTGAATAATAAACAGATGGTTTGTCACTACGGATAAGGAAATCGGTATCAACCTGAACAACATCCTCCTTCATCCACACATACATAGTATGGTCAACATCCAAGTTCTTAAAAGTATATTCAGAAACAGCCCCCTGGCTGACTGTATCCACATTCAATGTTTGCACCTGATACCCGTCTTTAGGGACAATCGTAATAGTTACCGTTCCTTTTTTTAATGCAGTAACAGTATAACTACTTTTATCCCCTGCCGAGGAAATGTCGATAACATCTCCTGTTGCGGAAATCGTACATTGCCCAATGTTCGCAGGATTGATACCGATCTTGATAGTAACAGTTTCTACGGTTACACCTCCGGTAGCCTTGATAACCTGGTTAGCATCATCCCAATAAATAGTATTGTTATCTATATACCTCCGTAATTTATCTGCAAATCCGTCTGTCCATTCCGTCCACCCTTCATCCAGATAAGAACGGGTGTAGCTGCCGCTGTATTCATAACGTATCTGTCTGATATCACCGTCATTGCTAACAACAAGTATCCCTTTGATTTCTCCAGTACCAGCCTGTATGCTATACAGGTAATATCCCGGTTTGTCTATGTGGTCAAACTCTGATTCTGGTATGCCGCCAAGATCAATAAATACACCTTTTGCTAACAAGTTAAAGTTATTCTTTATTCGTGCAAAGTTGCGATCCAGTTTCAACCGAGCATCCCTACCGGTATCTACTTCACCATTCCAAGGGACAATATTTTCAAATTCCAAATCCAAATCATCCATATCAACGTAATTCTAAATCATTACCATCAAATTCCAGCAACAGAGGTTGCCAGCACATCCCGTATTCCATTGTATCCAGATCAATGAAATTCAGCATATAGTCAGCAAAACGATTGTTCTCATTTTTGCTTTGTTTACGAAGGCGAGCACGCTCAATCTTTACAATGCCACCACTCTTTCGGCGTTCGTAACTGAAGGACATAAAAGCGAAAGAGAAACTCTCTCTCCGCTCTGTCTTCCTTCTCATCTCATTTATAGCTTCATATATGTCCATAGTGCAAAGTTACCAGTCAGGGGATAGCAGAAAAAGGACAATTTATCTGTTCACATTTCTCTCCAATTTTTCTATATGCCTGATGCCATCACGTACTTTTCGTGAATCCACAACCAGTTCTTTATCACAGATCACCTGCAATAAATGATTGTTCTCTTCCATCAATTCAATGATCTGTACCCGTAGCTCCGGTGTAAGTCCGGAAGACGAAATATCAGAAGCGGCAAAAGAAGTACCTGAAGGTTTTTCATCGACAAAGCCGCCTGCATACTTTCCGCTGCGAGTTCTCACCTGCTCAAGTATCTGAGTGGTATTAATCATCCGGATCGTACCATTTTTCTGAGCCACATCGAACACATCCAAGAACTGGCGTACATGAGGATTAGCCACACTTTCATGATTGGCCACAAACTCATTTTTATGCACCGGTATCACTCCGGCCACATCATCCGGATCACCGCTGCGAGTATAACCTTCCACATACTCATCCGAATAACCACCTGTCTTCAGTCCCTTCGCTTCATCACGCTGTTGCTTGGCAACGGCAATCTGAGCCGCCCCGCTGGCGATGGCCGCCGCAGCTGCCACCGCTCCCAATGCCGGACCAACGAACGGAATACCCGCCATAGCCTTGTATGCCTCCATAGCGGCAACGGCAGTGGTTGCAGTCACCTGAAGAACAGCTGCCGCAAACTGCTTATCGGCATACTTCTTCTTAACCTGATTGATCGCCTCTTCTTTCTCCTCCTCCAGCTTGGTAGTATCCTTACCCGCTTTCTTGGCCGCTTTGATTTCTTTATCATACTTGCGGGTAACTTTACTTATCTCTGCATCCTGGAACCCCTGAATGGCAGAAGATACATCTCCCATGATGGAGGTGACCGCTTCAAAATATTGTTCAGCCTTTTCTATTTTGTCCTGAAGATATTCATTGAATATCTGATTTTTTGCAATCTCATATTCTTCTTCAGATAACAGCCCCATACGATGTTCTTCATCAAGTGCTTTCAACTTCATATCTCTGATGTCTTCAGCCGCACTCAAGTCATACTTTCTGATGACCTCAGCCCTATCCTCAGCGCCTTTCTCTACAATTTTCTTTTTTGCTTCCTCATACACCGCCATGATAAGAGTTGTATCCAATCCACTCTTTTTAACCAAAGCAAGTTGAGCTTGGTAAAAAGTTTCTAAGGCTGCTAATTGTTCCTGAGCAGAAGCCAAACCATTGGTCTTACTAAACTGGTTATTAAAGTTCTGTATCTGATTAGCACTATTACGCACTATCTCCGCCCGTTTTTCTGAAATTTGTTTTTCAAGAGTAAGAATCGTATCTCCAGCCTCCTTCACCGCATTTGCCTTAACCTCTCCATTCTGGAATTCAAGTTCCGACACATCATCCAAGTATACTTTAGCTATTTCTAACCGGGAATACAAGGACGAGATATCAATTGCCTGAAGACGGTTTTTATAGTCTTTCTCTTGCAATTCTCCGGATGCGTACAAATCAGCTTGTTCAAGCTGTAGTTTTTTCTCTCCATCAATAACCGTCGTTAACCGTCTATCCCGGTATTCCTTTAGCAAATTAAGGCGATTATCCTCCGACTTTTTAAGAGAATCATAAATAGCGGTTTTAGATTCACTCTCCAGCTTACCCAATTCTGCCAAGTGCTTTTTGTCAGTATCTACCGATTGATACTGTTTAATGATGGCCAACCTTTTAGCTTGGTACTCCATTTCCTTCTGAATAGCATCCTGTTGATACTCATTCTCCGTTCTACCAAGTTCATCCGATTTTTTACGCAACAACAGCAACTCTTCTTTATAGGCATTCTCTATGTTTTTTAGCCGGGTAACCCATGGCTTCTTATCTTCATCATCAACAATAGGAACTACCGGTCCTGAAAGGTTCGGAACCATAGCTATAATTTTTTCCAGTTCCTTTTTTTTATCAACATATCCAGCTAATTTAGCAACGCGCTCTTCAAAGTCTTTTTCAAGTCCCCGGAGATAAGACTTTCTCAAAACCTCATTGTCTTCAGTCGCCTTCAGAATACTTTCTTTCTCTTGCCCATACCACGCCTTGGTTTCAATCATCCCCTTTGTTAGCAAGTCATCCAGTTCGTCAATCCCTCGCTGCGCATCAGCTTTCAACTGCTGTTTCTGTTTATCGGTAAGGAACTCAAAATTATCAGCACTTACTTTTACCCCGGCGATCAAATCCATTGTAGCCTTAGTACGTTCCAATTCATCATTAAACTTTTTTTGAGATTCAGTGGATTCATCTGTTTTATCCCTGAAAATAGCCAAGTAAGAAACGACAGCAGTAATTCCGGCAATAACAAGTCCCCATGGACTTGCCTTAGTCGCTTTACTGAATAAATTAGTAGCCAGCGTAGCAACTTTCGTTACGGTGTTATATGCCGCTGTAGCAATGGTACCGGCTTTTACATAAAGTGTATAGGCAGTAACAGCTGTTGCTGCTGTTAATATCGCTCCTTTATATTCAGACAGTACAGATACAATTGCACTTAACCCCTTCACCGTCAGACTACCGGTAGTTATCATGTACCTCATTACAGGCTGCAACTTCTCTCCAAGCTCTACCCGCACATCCTTGAAGTTCTTTTTCGCCTTATCCAGTCCTGCCTGAACCGTATTATTCTGGACATTAAATTCATTGATGATACTTGTGCCATCACGGTACGCATCATTCGCCAATTTCTGTGCATCCCGGATATCATCAATCTTCCCCGCCATGGTGCTGATGACTCCCGATGCACGCACACCATCCAGCCCCATCTCTTTGAACATAGGTGCCAGTTGATCCAGTCCACCCTTCTTATTCAAAGTATCCAAGAACTGGAGCATCGCTTCATTCGCATCTTTTTTGATTAGGGAAGTAAACTCTTCAACACTCTGTCCTGCAATCTTTGCAAACTTCGCCGGTGTCTGGAACATCTTCATCATCAATGTTTGGAAAGCAGTAGCCGCCATTTCCTGTTGCTGCATATTCTGATCGAGTACAGAGGCATATCCGAGGATATCACCCTGAGCAACTTTCGCCTGATTTGCCGCACCTGCAACGCGGGCGGTAAACCCAACTAAGTACGCTTCAGCTGCGGATGAATTTTGAGCTACCTCATTGATGGCGGAACCAGTGGCCAACATCGCCCCTCGGAGTCCCAATTTCTCATCCTCGCCGAACATCTGTGCCAACTTACCGATATTCTTTACCGCATCTTCGCCAAGATCCTCACCCAGTGCCACATTGATTTTATCGGCAGCATCCACAAACTCCAGCACATCTTTTTTAGCGGTGATTCCCAGGCGTCCGGCATCTCCGGCCAGCGCATTCAGCTTTTCTCTTGGAGTCCGTGTATCCATCTGTTTGAACTCTTCATTCAGGCCTTTCACCTCTTCAGCTGTCATTCCGGTATACTTACGCACCTGGCTCTCCGCTTCCTGCATCTCCGCAAACTCATCCACACATTTACGCGCAGTCATCGCCACACCAGTAAGCGAAGCGATGGCACTGGCACCAATGGCCGCATACTTGTTGAATCCGTCTGCCATCTTCGACAATGAAAACTTTGTATCACGTGCCTGCACTTCCAGTTCCTTCATCCGCTGTTTGGTCAGCAGATAGTCAGCCCGCAGAGCTTTCCATTTTTCGGTGCCAGGAGTAGCATTATCCATCTGAGCTTTCAGGGATCGTGCTCCTTTACGAAGTTCATTATAGCTTAACGATGTCAGTCCTGCCTCTTTACGTGTCGCATAGAGCGACTTATTGAGTTTATCCTGTTGCTTCTCCAGTTCTTTATACGCTGCCGAATCCTTTTTGCCATCAGCTTCCAGCTTCTGCATTTCTTCACGTACTTTCGCAATCTGCTCTCGCGTCTCATCGAACTTCGCTTTCGCTTCCGAATTATCTATCCGGATGGCAACTCTGAAATCATTGATACTTATAGCCATACCTATTGAATTTATATCGCAAAAGTACCCCGCTACCATGCCTTGAAAAAGGACATAAAAAAAGTCCGGTTATTCATCACGAACCACCGAACTTAAACTATTGAACAAAAAAATCAATCATCTAACCAACGCCCATTATCCAGCCACACACCAAAATCGCGCCACCTACCATTTTCCAATATCCAATGCACTCCCGGTACATCAGCTATATTGATCGGATAAAAAGTACCCGTCCAAGCCCCCTTACGTCCATAAGCATCTAAGGTAAACTCCATCTCCTTGCATATATACCGCTTATTATTGATCTCAAAAACTAACCGGACATCATACACATTTGGGTCAAAACTGCGTATTTTGATAGCCTTATCAAAATCAATGTCATATCCACCCTCATAAAAAAGTTTATCCAGAGTTGTCAAAGCTAAGGTAGCCCCAATATCATTTGTGGGCCAGTATTTATAAGATTGCGTCCAAGTATAAAGGTCAGTAAATGGCAAAGGGAAATCATACCTTCCTGAAGTAAGAGGTTCATAAGTCACCAATCCAATATAGAAAGCAAGATATATCGTCTCTTTACTCTGGCTTTCTTTGGATGTCCAAGTTTCAACCTGTTCCAATACGTTCGTAATACTTTCGCCATTTTCGTCTGAAGTTCCATTTTCATCAACTACCGGAATCATAATCTTGATCGGTCGATTCTTGTCATTCCCTACATAGCTATACAAATCGGAAAAAGCCAATTCTACCGGTATCATCTCCAGTTCAACCGTATTCTCTGCATTTTCCCGCTCCAAGGGTTTAAATTCATTCACCGGTTCAAAAACACTCCACCCCTCATTAAATGTACGACCTTTATAAACAAATTCTCTACCAGTAAGGGCATCCGTATAAACAATATCATGTTTTTGAAATCCATTTCCCCTGAACCAATCATTCATCCTTTGCATTTGATCTGTAACATCCGGTTCAAAATCTATCGGTATAACATCACGTTTTACATTTTTAGAAAAATCATCAGGAAAACACCTCATACGATAATACCCACTATCTGGCATCTGATACTTTACATTGGTAGAAGACATTGCATCAACAGCTTCATTATCTTCTTCTATTTCCGCTTCATAAGCATCTTCTACATGCAAGACATGTGCAACCTCCACATCTGCATAATAACTTGGTTTAATCATCAACCTTGCTGTACGTTTGCGATTATCCACAACAAACACAGCATTAAACATCTTCTCTATTTCTTCAAAAAAATCCTTTACACTCCAACCTGGCAATATTTCATTCCATTTATAGGTTTCCACCACATGGCATATAATCAGATTTTTAAATACCGTATTCTCTATCTGATTAATCTGAAGTTCATAGCCAATGGCTCGCATCACCTCTTTTACGAACGCCCATAGATAAGGTTGCGGAAACCAGTACTGGCCGTCTGCCTGCAATGTATAGGTATCTTCCAGAGTAGGTTTCCCATACGCCCACTGATTAATGCAATATCCAGTTGTCCTATTCACAACAGGGGCAAGACAGTAATCTACCTCCGGATATGTCTTTGTTATATAATCCATATCTCCCCTTTTAGGCACAGTCGTTTTCATGTCGAGAAAAGATATTAGAAGGTCACTGCCGATAAAATAATTTAATTCCGAATTTCCGCTTGCTATCTGTATGGATACAGAGCTCTCCGTCCATCCAGTAATAATCTCCGTACCATTACAATATACACGATTATCTGCCACCAGAATTGCAGATCGTTTCGACTCAATTTTCTGAATAGAATTTAACCTATACAAATGTTTGTATAATGTGGCATTTGTCGGGTTGGTCAACTGCAAAGTGATATCATAGGTATATTCACCATTTTTGGTGATGAAAGAATTTTCACGCTTCACCTGAGCACTGAAATCTTTCGGCAGTACTACCGAAACCCCATCAATAAACAGTTCAGTCATAATCCGTCAATTTAAGTCCTATACTCAGCCCATTGAACCCACCGAATACGTCATACTCCCATTCCGTATTAATATCCTCACCACCGGATATCTCTCCACAAACAAAATCCATATCCCGAATTTCGTCTTTCAATATGTACATTACATCCTGCATCCTGGCATAGTGGGTTATTTCATCTTCATCCGTCTCATCACCTGCCGGGACTTTCTCCAGTAGGAAAAGCAACAAGCGATTATCTTCTTTGTAATTATCAACATTCCCCTTTGATTCTGCATCTGGAAAGTTCGCACATAAGAAGAATCCGGCCTGATCTTTCAGTTTCTTCGTAAGATGCTTGTCACTAACAGCAAGTATCACCCCATCAATTTGCATTTCACTCCGCTTATTGGTCCTGGCTCTCAATTCCGCCAATATTTCCCGGTATCTAAGAATATTAATCATACATGTACCAGATTATTTTGGTCCGGATCAGCCATCCTGAAACTAAATTCAATCACATTCATTGCGCTTCTCCGGAACTTACGTTCATATTTCTGCTTACTTATCACAATTGGCAACCACTCACCATCCACAAGAATATCCGCCTCTTGCGTATTCAGAAGGTTATGCCATAGTTTATAATCACTCTGAAGTATTATCACTCCACTGTTGACGGTATATTCATCAGTCACCCTTAAACCAAATTTTCTTTCTACTCCAGCCAATACCGCAGCATCGCTCTCATTCCCCCCATTAACAGACAATCCTCCCATAGCGGTAACCGTTTCCGGCATGCCATACACATTCTTAAATCTAAAACACCACTTCTCCATATATACAGAGCTGTCCACATGAAAAAGAAAAGAATAATCTCTCGATTTCACAATGTAGCGTTGAAGCCGTGTCATTGGAAATAAAGAAATAATCCGCTCCAGACTGACATCAATAGTAACAGGATAGTTTAACCCTTCTGTAACAGGAACTTTAAATAGGTCTTTAGTTACATCACTGCCATTGATATCATAGCCTGTAACAGTAGCCTTTCGTACATTTTTATCAGATATTAGATACCCACTCAGATACTCCTTACATCCCGGATGCACTACTTTTTGGTTTACTTCGCTCAGCCATCCCGGATAATATGCGTCTTTTGCCGTCTGCAAAGTGCTGTACATCACAAAACTCTCTACGTCCAACACGTCATTAATGAAAAAGGAAAATACACCGGCAGAGCTGTTTTGCCAACTTATATCTCCTGCGCACCATATACTCCATAATGCATTCTCACAGAATTTACCCAACTTCCGGATTCTCACCAAATAGTCCGCATCAGGAACATAATCTTCCTCCAGTATCCTTTTACCACCATATTCAACGGCAAAAGTAATCGAGACATCCGTATCAATGATATAGTCCTGCATAGTCCCGCAAAACTCTCTATCTCTTGGTCGCTGCAACACATTCATAACCTGCAATATTTATTGCGCCTGTCATTCTTAGGCAACAGTTCGTATTCCGCCGGTCCGCCATCACGCGCCAACTTCATCTCATTCACCCAGGTAGTGGCATCATCCGCCATCCATCCGGCCACTCTCTCCACGTCCTTCAGAGATGCCGGTTCACTCTCGCCCATTCCGTTCTCCGTCATAAACCTGCGAATCACCCCGCCAGGAATGGCACTCAGTGACAACCGACGTAATGCCATACTCATGGCCAGCAGTGCCACAGCTTTGCAAGCGGCAAAATGAGCTTCTGTTTCCGGCACATCCTTCTCTTGCAATAATTCATCCCATTCACCACCGTAAGCACGCTTCACCGTCAACATCTGCGCTTCGCGGATGAACGGTACCAGCATCAGGTACAACCGTTCGCTCCGATCAATGGGAAAGTAGTTGTCGAACGCTTCACCATTCCGGATGATAAGCGTCTGAGACAGCTTGTATGAAGCCGTCTCCGTCCACTCCTTCAACTGCTTTTTATTCAGGTACCGAATAAGCGCATCCACTGCCCGGTAATACTCTTCCAGGTGTAGTGCATCATCCCGATCCAACTGCCACTCCCAGGGAAGCTTCTCACTCCCATCTGTTGCCATCTTGAATTTCCGGCCGTCATCCTCATGACTGAGATCATTCTTCCGGTACATCCGGAGCGTAGCAAGGATGGCAATCGGACGCTGCACCTTACGCACCAGTTCCGCGTCTGCATCTTCGCCGGGGTCAGCATAGTATTTCCCAGCCAAATTCATCACGGCATCCCCTACCAATGCCGCCAGTTCTTCAGCGGCCAATTCTATCTCACCGGCAATCTTATCGAATTTATTGTTCGCATAATAATTACCCGTCAACTCCCGCAATTCCTGCGCACCCCTGTTCTCCTTGTTGAAAATCATAGCTGCTATTTTTTTAAGTTTCTCATCATTTCATCCGCCCGTTGTTTATCATCGAGCAACTTCATCATCACACGCAGCAATTGCGTATCATCCGTAGCATCCACATTGCCGAAAACACCGCTTTCGGCAACCGAATACAGTACGCTGTTCATCCCCAAGTTCTGGATTATACCTGGTTGATCCTCCGGACTCTTCCGGTGCCGTTCAAAAACAGGTGCAAAGCAAACCTCCACCCCTTCAATGATGAACGTCCCAGTAAACAGGTAATCACAGAAGTAAGCAAACCAGGCATAAATTCCCCATTGAATCCACTCCGGCATATCGCGCACCAGTCCCATATACCGCCCCATATATTGCGGCCGGAACGGTTCACGCAATGCGCACCCTTTTTCTTTGACCGGTTTCCGGTAAAGAATGGCACACAACGCCCGCAAATCTACCGGGTTCTGCGTTGCATTGTATTGATTCATCACGGCAGCCGCCTGACGGAACTCACCGAATGTCAGGTCAGCACCATGACTGGCAGGACCTTGCAGGTACCGCCACTTCGGAAGAAGGTTCACCGTACAGTCATACGTCAACTGAGCTTCAGTTACCGCAACGCCATCCAGTCCGGTATCTTCACCTATCATCCACATCCAGTCCAGCGTATCAGCCAAGCCATCAACCATTAGCATATCATCTACTCCCCCAAGGCGATATCCCCGGTTCTTCAGCACATACGCGCACCAGTCACGCTTCACATCGCGAAGGCTGATACCGGATTTCTTCATCAATTTATCCCGGATTTTCAATAAATGGAGCCACTCCAGCGGCTTCACCTCTTCCCAGCAATCGGGAAATTCAATGTCTTTTTTCTGTTCCATAGCAATTTACACTTGATTAGTCGAGCGATCAGGCGCCGACACATTATCTTCTTTGTTAATCACCTTCCGGTAAATACCGAGGAAAATCCCCTTCTTATTCGGGAAGTTAATGCGGATGGCATCATTGATGGCCTCCAGCGCGATTTCTTCAGGAATCTGCGTGTCAGCACCGTAGAATATTTTCAGGGCGTAAAGCATCTGGCTACCGCTGTCACTCTTCCCGTCTATAATGATATTGGCCAATGCCGGAGACAAGCCGAAACCGGATGTCGTCGAACTATCCGCAATACGCGATATCTTCGCCTGAGCCTCAATATACTTGTCTATATTCATCTCGATAGGCTCAATCTTCCAGCTCTGCACATGCCCCAGCTCATCCAAAAAGTCCACACACGAAAAGAATTTTCCGGCATTCTTCTGCCCCGCCATCACGTTCGCAATGGTCTTCGTCACTTCATCCCGCAGACGTTCTATTTCCTTGTAAACCTGCGCATCCGTCCATTCCTGATTCATCTCCCGTATCTGTTGTTCTTTTTGCGTCCAATACTCCTGCGGACTATGCACCACATACGCCGCCGCAATCATATTCTCATTCAGATGCCGGATAATCTCCGGAAGATTATTCGCATTCTCCAGCCAGGGCACCGACCCGTAAAAACATGATATCGCATACATATTCCGCCCGAAACTACGCATACAGTGATACTTCACCGCTGTCTCATATTTCGACGGCTGCCACTTATCGAAAGCCGGATACTTCAGGAAACTGCGGCTCCGGTAACTGTCAAAGTCACCGGTCAGATACGCCGTCACGTCTTCCAGGCGTCGGCTGTCATTCTCCGGCCATACCAGCCGACATTCACCGCTATGCAGACACTCCAATCTGTTCACCCACGGGCGACCAATACGCACACCTTTACCCATATAATACTTGGTGAACTGCCCGTTCATGTGCGTATATTCCACCAGCACATCCCGGATATACTTCCGGTAATCCCAGCTATCCAACCACTCCTGTATCTCATCATCCACCAGCCACTCCTGCACCCGTTCATTCTCCATAATATTCACCCGGTAAAGCAACGGGCCTTGTCCATACAACAATCCCATTTTCCTGTCCAAGATACCGGGTCCCAGGTTATTTTTCTCCAGCAAATTCCGGATAGCATTCGGCATATTGTTGTCAGGTCCCCATGGCACAACACGGACACCCGCCACATTCGTCGGATCACCGTCCCAGTTCTTCGAATCGCCATTGAAGAACTGGCTCATCTCCTGGCTCCAGTTCATGTTAATAGCATACTGGCCGGCCACCGTATCAACAAAGTTGAAATGCCCTATTTTCTTTTTAATATCTCCCATAACTATCTATTGATAAATATTCTCGTAGTATTCACAAGAAGCGTCCCGCAATACTCTCTCACAATCTCAACCAGTTCCGGAATATGCGCCTCGATCACCGGGTTAAACCACGGTTTCGGATTTCGGTTCCACTCACTATTACTTTTCTTCGTAAGTATTCGCGTGCCTCCTTGCATATTATATCCACGCCCCACACCCAGATGAACATAGATGCCCTCCGGACGGAAACCAAACCCTATACTTGTCACCTCTTCCCCTTCAGCAATTTTCTTTCCATAATGCCGGTAGTTCTGTTTCAGCGACCCTTTCAACTTCACATCCTTCGTGATCCAGTTATCAATGGAAGATTGCAGCGCCCCATTCACTTGGTCGCCCCATGCCCGTACCTTTGCATTGAATGTCGCCACAGCCTCTTTATCCTGTTGGCGTTCCCATTGTTGCGTTATACCGGTATCTCCCTCAATGATAACATCAAGTGGATATCGCTCTCCAGACATCTGGTTGCCTTTGCCTCTCCAGCTGTTCCGGTTCTTCTCCATTGCCAAACGTTCACCATGTGATCCCATACTGCAAAGATACCCTGTCGCTATAGTTGGAAAAAGGACATGAAAAATCCCCGATAAGCCGAAGCCTACCGGGGATTTCATCACATTCACACTTTTACACTATCTCAAATCCTGTCACCGAATTATAACGGCACATCTTAATCACTCCTATTTTCCCGTACTCATTAGGAACAGAACCATAATTAACCCAGATAGTGATTGGTTCTTCAGGAACAGCAACCAGCTTTGAAGTGATCCGCTTCATCTGCATATTGAAATACAGAGAATGGCAAAACTTAACAAGCCCGGTTTTAGAATATGAATGCCAAAGCAAATAATGTACCTCTACGCATCTCGTCTCCGGTTTAAACATGACAATCCCTTTATCTACAAGATAATTCATGCCATGGATATTGCTAACAGCATCCTTCAGTTCTTTTGCTAATTTATCATCAGTTTTCATACTTACAAAAATACAAAAAATCAGGCAATCAGATTCTTTGATATATAGATTTCTTCGCTCATATCTCCAATTTCCAAGGCTTTTACATCTTTCCAGTTATAAGAAACCCGCACCCCATTTGCTAACCTGATCTCTTCCGGTTGCATACCCATTTCAGTATGTATCTCTTTGGCCACTGCAATAGCATTACTCAAGCCACCCGCCGGAAGACTATAAATTAATAGATCGTTCATTTGAGCCTCCTTTCTCCTTTTGGGGAACAAGTTCCCGAATGATACAAGCCACAATTCGTAAATCACTAATATCAGAGATAAGTTTATCCGCATCCACATCATTTCCTATCTTCAAGTCAAGAATAGTACCTATAGCCTTATCAATAACCTCGCACAAAGTATCACCGCCATCCTCTTGAATGCTTGCCAATGTCTTACTTACGAGAGGTGTCAATATAACATTATTAACTTCCGCAATCATTCCGCTCCCCCTTTCTGGCACTTCTTTGCCTTATAAACGCACAATGCAGTCACTGCAAACGATGGAGGAAATATAAATCCGATACAAGTAAAGAGGATGGCCGCAAAATACCACTTATCCGAAGTGGTGCGTAGTTCGCAATCAGGAGCCAAGCTACGATAGTAACGGCTTTGGAGGTCATTAACTTGCTCAGTAAGAGCGTTGACGGATTCGCCCACGGCAGGAATGCCGGAAGCAGGCACATTGAGAGTGCCAGATACTTGATTTTTCATAACTGTAATTGTTTAGCATTTCGGCAATTATAGGACACAAGAACGGCCGCCGTTTCCCATGTCGCTAAACAATTACAGATTTTCGCCCGAGAGCAAAATTGTACAGGAAAGGCAGCCGCCATTTTATATAGACCATTTTCCTGACGTCAGGAAAATGATATGCATGGGCATAAAAAAAGCCCTCGAATTTCGTGAGCATTAACCGAAGCTCGCGGTACGAATAATATCCGTAATTGTTTAGCACTGCAAATATGGGGATAATATTTGGAAGTGCAAAAAGAAAACAAAGTATTCTTTCAACTATTCATCCAAATACCTCAAAACTGTATCTTTCAGTTCTTCAGAATATTGCTTAATATCATCAAGTGAGTTTATTTGTTTTTTAGAAACCGACTTGTCTCTTTCCATTATACCTATATACATTTTATATATATTATTCAAATAGAGCTTACATATAGGTTTTCTCATATTACTATCCAAGTTCACAGAAAACAAGGATTTTGCATCACGAAAATCAACTCTATTCACATCCACTACTTCAGATAAAATATCCACTACTACGTTGAAAGCATCCAATTCAAGAACTGTAGTCTCCACATCCGCTCTTTCACTTTCAATCTGATCATCACTTACGATATCTCCTATTGCTCGAAGAATATGGAACTTTCTACGTTTCCAAAATAACTTATCAGCACAGTTATTTAATACCAAGTATTCATCTATTAGTTTTTCTTCCTCTTTATATTTTTTTTCTGCGTGAAGCGTTTTTATTAGCAGTTCACAACTGATATAATCCTGTACACCTGCATCAAATAGAGGTTTCAACATCGATTCAACCTCACTATACATCCTCTCACTATAAAGAATTTTAGCCTTTGCTACCTTTTCATTAGAGTTCAATGCCCACTTAAGGTTTTCTTTATTACGCAATTTTACAATTTCTTGTTGTTGTTCTTGATAAAGGCGAATAGCATTATCCCTTTTGGCGGTATTACAAAACGGGTCTATTATTATATCAAATTGATAGGAGCTCTCAACATCCCCATAAACCCATCCTCGCAAATCTCGTTTCTTAAGCTCTATATTAACATCTTCCGCCCACTCTTTCTTTATATAGCCAAGATGTAACCCAGTATCAGATATGACCATAACAGCATTACTGTCATAAGGATTAGAAGGTTCCGGCAAAAAATATACATTATCACCATTCGAAAGTTTCTTGATAAATTGTTTCGCTTCATAAGAGCGATAAAATCCCCCTACGACTTCAACTTGCAAGTCATCCCAAGTATCGACCTGTTGTTTTGGAGTTACATTTGCACTAACATATTTCTGACTTGAATTATCACCATAATTAGACGTATCTTTACTCAAATTACCGATAATGATAACAACAATCAAAAAAATAACAATAACAACGACTATATCCATAGTATTAAAAATATCATCTCCTCATATCGTGCGCCAACCGGAACCACCCGGAACCCGATTGCCTACGGGTTACACGATATGAGGAGATGAATCATTTGGTTTGTATTTGGCACCACGAAGATGGAAATAATATTTGTAATGTCAAAATTAAACAGCTATTTTCCCCAAAAAACAATCATCATGAACAAAGTAGAATTAAGAAAATATTGCTTATTTCCAATGCGGTAAAATCTTTAAAAACATGCCTGAATAATCGGAATTCCGATTATTCAGGCATAAGTTTGGATGCACAAAAGTATTTGTTAACAAAGATTTAAAAAGCGAGAATTCTCGCTTTTTAGGCATTATCAATAATCCCCATAAACCAGCAAATGCAGGTTTATAATAGAAATCCGACCATTGAAATTCCATATATAAAAAAGGAGGATTCCCCTTTTTTTTAGAACAAAAGAGGCCTTCACAATGGAAGACCTCTGAAAAAAACTCCAAAAAGTGGTGTCAAACAACAAATCAGAGTGTTACCGATAATAATTCTTTCGCAAATGAATGAAGTCCGCTGCAAATACGTTCCGCCTGTTGTCTGCGAGGTATAGAACGATGATTCAAGTAATTAGAAAGCTGCTTTTGATTGATACCTGTAATCTTCTCCATACCAGCTAAAGAAAGAAACTTTGAATAATATTCCAAAAAACTCGCTACGTCCAACTTAAATTCAATTTCATACTCGCCTTTGATTTGCTCCGGCCATTGTTCTACAGGTAAATTCGTCTTAATCAATCTAATCGCCTCATGAATATCATCCTTTACAGCCTGTATGCTGTCACCAGCGCCATAGATACCGTCACAATTATCCGAATATCCGTCGTAAAAATCCTTGCTTTTCTCAATCACTACAATAATTTTTTCCATAATCCTACCCTTTCTTTTTTAGAAAGTACGGAAATCAAAGCCCGTACTTCTTGATTAATTTATTAGCTAACCCCTTCCCCATTTCTTTAGCCCCATGAAAAGGAACGGGCTCCGTTAATTCACCTTTTTCATTCCTATAAAAGTAATGGCTTCCTTCCGCATGGTCGAACTTCCATCCCTTCTTAATGAACATCCGGTGTAATTCTGTACTTTTCATTATCTTATGATTTATTGTTTGACCTCACAAAGGTAGCAAAATTACCACTATTCGCAAATAAACAATAGCAAAATTACCATTATTTAACCCCTCCGTGGTAGAAGGAACGGAAAAATCTCTCATAAATACCGCTTTGGGTCCCATCCCGTTTTGCGAGCGTGCGAGCAAAACGGGATGGGCGCCCCCCTTGCGCCCTCCCCACTTAAATCATTCCTTCATCACAAAAGCTATAATATACTCCATCCGTTATTATCACATGGTCCATCATCCGAATGTTGAATATCTCCGCCGCCTTTTTCAACTGTTCCGTTAACTTCCTGTCATCGTTGCTCGGCTTCTGGTTACCGCTCGGATGGTTATGTACCGCTGCAAACTGCGATGCTCCCGTATCAATCAACACCCGCATAATTAATCGCACATCTGCCGAAGTCTGATCTATACCACCTACAGAAACCTGCACTTTCTTGATTATTCGGGATGCATTATTTATCGCCACTACCCAAAATTCCTCGTTACGCAAAGCACCAATTAACGGTTGCATCAGCTCGTATATATCCTTGCTTGAAAGAATTAGCCTACGTTCTACCTGCAGAGACTGCTGTCTCTTATACATTTCTACTGCTGCAATGGCAACTTTTTTACGCCCAGGCGTCAAGGATGCAAACAGTTTATCAAGGTCTATTTCTCCATTATTCCGCTCGATATCGGAAACGATTTGCCTGTTATTGGTAATCTCGTAAATAAGTTCTCTGTCGCTCATATAGCGGCAATCATTGTCAAATAAAGTATTCATGATTTATAAGTTTAAGAGTTAAGAAAGAATTGTTTTACCTAAAAAATAGCCACCTAATACCTCAGCGCCTAACTTTTCCAAAGCACAAGCAAAGCGGGCGTAAGAATGACCCTGCGTCAGTATATCATCAAACAGAAGTACTTTTTTCCCATTGAAAAAGCTGCTGTCGAACTTAATAACTTCAACATCCTGCACCGTCTTACTACTCTTTGACTCATGGATGGCGAGACGTCCGCCCTCTATGGTGATTGCCTTATATGCGTTGCTGCATCCTGTCAGCCGTGCCACTTCTTCGGCAAAGACCTTGTATCTGATTTTATTCTTCTCTGCCGAACTTGCAGGAATACAAACGAACGTCACATTCTCACAATCCGCCCCGAACTGTACCCGTATCTTCTTCGCTACGAGTTCCGCAACTGATACACTACGTTTACCGTCCTTAAAGTCCCATATCATCTTTCTGATTGCCCACTCACGTTTATTCGCCTCGTACTTAGTAGGTAAGTAATCGAAGAAGTTGAACATGAATTTAGACCACTGTTGCCGCCATGCTTCGGGAATGTTTCTTTTTGCTGTCATAACTTTAAAATTTTATGTTGAACTTTGAGCTCGTGGGTGTTAGCCTTTTTATTTGCTGTTTCCCTGATTGGAGCTTTTTTTTTCTGCGTCGCCTGTCGCTACGCGGTATGTTTCGCCTTTTTTACGCTGCATCAAAAGGTGTTGTAAGACACTGGAGCAAGTTTTTCAGAAAACCGTAGGTTCGAATACTACCCAACGGGTGGAGATTTTTTCTGAAACGTCAGCCTGAACTTGAGCCAGTGACGTCAACATTTACCTTTGCAGCACAAAAAAGCGAAACTGCGTGGTGACTGGAGAAAGAAATAAAAGGCGAGAATCAGATAAAGGAAACAGCTGGAAATACATAGTTGCAAACTATACCGCTCTGCCCGGTCTTCCATTGCCAATACAATAGCCTGCGTTGTTGCGGGGAATGGAAGACGGGACGTTTTCACCCGGTTACGGGATTATAATCCGGTAACCTCTGCGTGAACGCAAAAAAAACAAACAGAAAGCACCGCTTTCTACCGCTAAAACGCGAAAAATCCGTGTGGCAAAAATTCGGCTTGATTGTACCTAAGTACATTCATCAAGGCGGGTTTGCCACACGGATTTTTCGCGCGCCTGGTTCCTCATCAGGCGGACTCCCTTTCTAATCAGGGCATTTTTTGAACTAAAAATGTCCTGTCAGAAAAGATATTCCTCTGAATACCAAAAAGAAATCCCATCCCTGCGATAATTATCGGAGGGATGTAACAGCTTGCTGCCCGAGCCGCGCCGTCGTCCCGTTGCGGTCGCAAATGCCGCCTCGGGTCGGAAATATGATAAATTTTTGTTACAAAATGATAAAAATACGTTAATTTTTCGCTATTCCTTACAAATATTGTAAATTATTTTAAATTTCTCCCTAAAACAGCCCTTACCGCCCCCTCACGCATCAAATCCCACCCCTTACGATACCCTTCATATAAAAAGCCCTGCCATCCTCACGGACAACAGAGCTAACCCAACAGTAAAGAAAGAAATGATCAAACCACAGAGGCAGCGGATGAGCTTCGTCCCCTATCCCATACTCGCACAAACTCTTTTCGCATGGTGAAGTACTTCAGGGCATCCGTCAGATTCGTAGACTCTTTAGGCAGCCTGTGCGTAGGTAACTTATCTCCGGTCTTGAGCTTCACGGTAATGCTCGTACCAGTCTTCTCATTGCTCTTGATGGCCGTTCCGGTTACTTCCATCTCAGACTTGAGGTTCGGGCAATTGTACTGGTCAATCAACAGAGTGAAAAGGTTGCGTGCCAGGTTGCCACTGAGCAAGTCCATGAAGAACCGATATTCCATATTGCTACCAATATTCCCCTGCCCCAAAGACATGAGCTGTACCTGCCACCCCGTGCGCTTCCCATCCGCATCAAACTCAATATTCTTCTTGATCTGTGTCGCCATATCAGCAGACACCTTCTTATAGTTATTCATTGACCGGTCATAATACAGCTTCAGTATCTTACGCTTGTGCGGGCGGAAGTAATAAAGAAACTGGTCTGCCAGCTCACGCACGCTATTAGGTGGAAGCGTGTACAACTCCTTCAGTATGCGCATTACATTGCCATTACGTTGGCCGAATACCATAGACAACATATTGCCGGAGTCCATACCTGCCTCTAATGGTTTATTTTTATCCAGGTACCGAAGAACGGAGCAATCTGGATTCCAACCGAACTCATGCTGCTCAATCACGTCATTCAGGAAACCATCCGCATAGAAATGCTTCATTGCCAGGTTGCAATAAAACATCTGGCTGGCCTCCAATTTCGGAATAACGGAGAGCACATTGCAAAGAAGACCTTCCAGCCCTTCAGCAAATTCATCGCTGAACCAATCTTCTCCCAACACGTCGGCATTCACATAGGAGGAGGAAATAAAGAAAAACGACGTGCCCCGGCGAGTCTTTATCCAGCGTTCTTCCCACCGTTTCATGTTCTTGCCAGCAAGTTGCATCGAGCGTTCGGCAGCATCCAATTTCGCAGCTAAAGATGTGTCTGAACGATAAGCAGCTTTCAATTCCTTATATTTCTGCAAACAGGCTACATATTCTTTTTTCGTCTCATTGTAGACAAAGCCAGCCCGCAACATCAGCAATATTTTTCGCTTGTCATTCTGTTTGGCCAGCTTCAGTATCCAATCGTATTCACCGAGATGGTTCGGGTCCGGCATATCCGTTGTCAGTGTACGGCTACGATACCAGACGCTATCGCCATACTTCACGCGGAAACCACGAACCGCCTTCAGCAAGTTCGTGAACTTCTCTTCCGGAAAATACTTCACCTCATCACCGAAAACACCGACATAGGAACGCCCGGCACCAATGGACGGCCTATCGAGCGAGATAAAGGTAAAGTTAAAGCCGGTATAGAATACCATCGTGTTGCGCCAGTCTGTACAGACGTTATACATGCGGTCTTTCCACTCCTGAGGCGGCTCCTGGTTAATCACATAATGGATACCCATTTCCCACCCTAACATCGAAAGACCGTCGATGAGAGACGGGATCACGTTTTTGTGCAAATCTGAGTAGGTATCAGCAACCCAAGCGAACGGCGCACCCTGACAATCCAAAGCAACTTCCTGCACACGTTCGGCCAAGACCTGTACAGTCTTAGCAGAAGCACGCCCGGCAATCCAATACAGGGACCAGGGCATCATTATAGCAATGAGCTGCGCCATCCAGTTGGAGAAGCGCACTTCTACCTCATCCGATATCTTTAGTTTTTTCTTCCTGGTCATTCAGCATCTCCTCAAAGTCAATATCTACAATGTTAGCGTCACGCTTCAGGCGTACTTTCTCCCTCTCAGGAAGGTCAACAGAATCAATCTGAGCAGCCAGTATCTGGCGGTTCGCCGCATCCAGTCCCACCGCTTCCGGATTAAGGTCGTATATCTTGATGGGTTTTTCGTCTATCTCTTTCGGCTTGACCGGATCAGGCTTATCCAGTTGTTTGATTTTAGCCGCCTGTATGTTGAGATTGCCGTACACCTCCATATCTTTGGAGCTGACGGCATTTTGCAGAACTACCTGAGCAGCTTTCATCAGGTTGTCGAACATCATGTTGCGATGAGCGTTATTCTCAATGGTATCATTGAGGTAAAACAGGTTAATCGCCTCACTGTACATCTTCCTGGCACGCAGCCGCTCAACGTTGAACGGCTCGTGCATCAGGAAGGCAATAGCGTTATCCTTGCCGTACTTCCGGTTTATACCTACAAGTGCATAGAGGGTATTGTAATAGTCCAGTTCATCAGCCGTCAGCTCCATAGTGCAACCGGACGCTATGTAGTCCTGTAATGTGTCAAAGTAAGATTTATCGAACATCATCCTATATCATCAAAGAAAATTTTGTTAATGGAATTGCGATATCCCGTCGCCTGACGGAATTTATCAAACCGCTGCGCCTGCGTCACATTGTCTCCGGTTTCGGCACTGGCAGACATTGCCAGCCCCTCTTTAGCCCGCTGCACAAGCTCGCCACGTTCATAGTGAAACTTCAGCGGAGAGCCAACCAGGTTGAAGTACCAAAGAAAATCATTCACCGGAACATTATAGTACATGGCAATTTGCTTCGGCTCATAGCCGATGCCTGCCAAGTGTTCAAACTCATCCATATCAATCCGGTCATACCATGGCGGTTCTTTACGCCATTTGACCAATTCGTCCGCTACGAAACTCATATACTTCTTTGTTTTTTAAGAAAACATATTGTTCTTCCATCGCATTCTCACCATAATTGCCTGAACCTTCGACCACGAAGAAACCTGTGGATGTGTCCAGGCAGGTTATTTTTTTGTGGCTCCAGGCGAATGATAATTCAATCACTCCATCCTGATGGAGCTGCACCAACCGTTCAAAAATCTTCGGCATACGGAACTTTATCGTTTCCGAGATATGCAGGTGGATGCTGCCTATCAATTCCTTTTCGCGCCATCTCAACAAAGCGTTTATAATACGTTCATTGGTGGAATACGTGGCGATATAGAGATGATTAACCCGTCCGGCATACCTTATCAAGTAAACGATAAAAGTAAAGGCTGTGAAGCTCTTTTTCGTTTCAATGAAAAAAGCCTCGTTATCGTCGGGCAGACGCCCGCACAATTCTTTCAGACTATTCAGTTTGAAAGCCAGTATGGTTTCAAACCGTCTGGAGAGCAGGCGGGAATCTGTCATTTCCTGCCTGAGTTCCTTCAGGCTGAAGTAATAGCTCATTCCAGTAGGCGATTGATATCATTCAGTTCTTTCTCATAACCGGCTAACCTTTCCCGCCGTATCGGGTCCAGGTGCGGTTTATCTCCCTTCGCTATCTCTGATTTGACGCGCCAAATGTTGTTTTCAACCTGGCGCTGGCGACGGATCAGTTCCTTGACCGGTAACTGAAGAAGCTCGCTTCTCCGGCGAAACTCCGCGAATGCAGGATGTTTCCCCAGCAGAGCATGATGCACCTTGTAATAGTTCAGCTCTTCCCAGATCATACGGTTCTCAATGTAGTTGTCTATCAAATCCCGACTGACATCCGCACATTGCTTCAGCGAAGTACAATCCCTGAGTTGTGCGTGTAACCGCACATACGCATGATACTTGTTAAACTTGCGGGAAGCAAGCGTCTCCAGTTCCATGGGGCAGTCCGGATCATTCAGGAAAGCGAACTCTTCACGGAAAGAACCGAACTCTTTCCGTGAAGACAGTTCCGGCAGTGCTCTTCATTCCTCGAAGATGGACGGCTCCGGGAACATCTGTTCCAAGAACTTTTCCAACCAGGCAGAATGTCCGGTAACGGTATTGTTCAGGAACACTTTTTTCTGGAGAAGTTCTTTTGCTTTCTGTTCGTTCGGATTCCGGGATACAATAGGCAGTAGGAATTGGTCTGTTTCCCAATCCAAGACAACAGGATATGCCGGGAAAGGCTGGAAATTGAAATAGAGAGATGAAAACAACACTCCCGATTCTGCTTCCGGGAAACGTTCCAGCATATCATTCAGTCTAAACTTCTCAAATAAAACAGGGGTATGAGTACCATAATTCAGTTTAGGTAATCCGAATTTATCCAGCAGCATAACGGTACGGCTCATATTCTCGGCATACGTACCTTTGAATTTTTCCGGCTTCAGTTCACCCAAAACCTTTGGTATCTCTATATGCGCCAATGATACCCGATTAACCAGGTAGATGTCATCATTCGTCCAAATGAAACTCTCTGTCACTTCAGGCGATTCAATGGCCAACTTCAATTTCTCCATGGTATCAATCTGCGGATTATCGGATGTACGCTGATGTTCAATGACAGTCACTTCTTCACTGAACCAATCTTCGCGATCACCGATAATCACCAGATTAGCGGGAAAGCAAGTCTTTTCATACCAGGAACGAAGGGTGAAAAGCAACTCTCTGCCTTGAGCAAATTCTTTGCAATAAGGAATTACCACCGTTGTGTGATCCTGGGCTTTTTTTTCCAGTACTGGCGATTCATCAGCAAGGGCATCACTTACCTGTACTGATCCGGATTCATTCACCTGTATTTTCACAGTTTCTACTGTTTCCACTTCTTTCACGTCTTTAGATTTAGACGATGTTTTTTTTGTTGTCATAGCTTTAATTTTTTAAAAAGAGACGTATGCCAAAGCACACGCCTCTCACCACATAACCTATCCAAAACCAAATCACAATCCACTACCACCGGACCCGGCAGTCAAGCCCAGAACTGCATTGATTTCTGCATTATCAGTTGCAGGAATCAAAGACTTTTCGATGCGCCCAATAGTAGCACCGCGCAATGAAGCTGCAAGATTGATCGTATTCTTTGCACCTTCTTTGCTGTCCTGGCTATCAGCCTTAGACATCTTCAACGGGGTGCATGGTGTACCTGCTATCTTAGCATCATCACCGGAACAATCCATAACGATGGCTCCCATGTCTTCATTGATATTGTTGTTAACAAACTCATCCAGTTCAATTTCGGTACCAGGATGTTCAAAATCCACATGTTGGATAAAACCACGTGCATCATCTTCCCCCTCACTTATATGATAGATGTTGATGGTGGAGTCTGTTGCATAAACAGCAATAGGCTTTTTGCCTGTTGCCATCTTGAACTTGGTTACACGCACCCCTTTCTCATCACGCTCGTGTTCAGCTACATCTTTCCAGAGAAAGAGAATGATAAACGACTTTTTACCCTTCGGGCGACCGGCATTCGATGACTTCTTAGGCACCGATACCATTTTATATGCTTCATCAGCCATAATAAACCTCCTTAATTTTTAGATTAAAGACCTCCACTTTGCGAATCGGAAGAACTTCCCGATTCTTCTGACCCCGGTGCAAGTTTATTAACTAATTCTGTCGGCAAATAAGCAAAAATCGCTTCTGCCAACCAGAATCCCACACCTTCACGCCATTCTCCGTAAATCTTGGCCGCATAATCCTGGGTAGCCATACGCAATTTCTGATTCTGAGGATTACGAGACATCAAATGACGGAAATTCTCTTTAGGAGTAATGAAGAAAGCACCGGAACCGCGCATTCCCTCAAGTCCCTCAAATACAAACTTCGTATAATCAACTTTCACCTTTTCACCATCTTCATTCTTGGTGGTCTTATACTTATCACGATAAGCACGGGAATATTTCAGAATGAAATCCGGGTCTGCATGAATAGTCAACTTCTTATTCTTATAAAGCGGAGCCACCTGATCAACCGCATTCTCCACATCCGTCACAAGTGCATCTCCTGTCCCAAAGGTTTTACCGTCAAACAACAAATTAATACCTTCTTTATTACCACCTTGTTTGATACGGCACAGTTGGGCAAGATAACCGTCACATACCTGGTCCGCATCGTTTGCTACGAACTTGCCATCTTCACCCTGTGTCGGTTCCTTATACTGTCCCACAGCAAAAGCCATTTCACGCTCTTCGTCCAATTTGGGTTTAACCAACTGTTCAATGATATAACGTACAATAGGCATGTCTTTCGGGTCAAGATTTTCATCATACAGATATCCGAGAACCTCATCGATCAAGTCAGAAGGGATAATCTCAACATTGATCTTCATCGGATATTGTTTGATTGTCAACGGAGTAAACTTCGTTTTGCCCTTAGGGGTCCATTGCGGTGTAAATGATTGCAAAACAGATGTGATATGAGAGTGCGTCGCACGAACCTCAAATTTATCTGTAATCATAGTCGTCATATACTGAAGGGATGAAGTCGTTCCCATCAGCGAACGGAAAATCTCCATCTTTTGAGAACTGATATAACGGCCAAACTCTTTATGCAGTTCTTCCGTATCAATGGTGTCATTTCCCGTATATGAAGCAGCTTCCGGACGCCCATAATGAGCAGCTTCAAGATATTTGTTCATGTTCAACGACATGTCCGGCTTAAACGTTTTCGTCATATCAGTATTTCCTTCCACATGAATACCTGCATCCTTAGTCTCCTCTTTTCCCAACTTGGCAATTTCAGCATCTTTCTCTGCTATCTTAGCATCTAAAGCTGCAATCTTCTCACGAGCCTCTTTCAGTTCCTTGGCATTTTTATCACGATCTGCCTCCAGCTGCGCCTTCACTTCATCGGTAACGGCTTCCTCAGCAGTCTTACCACTTTTTTCAAATTCCTCCAGGTCTTTTTTAAAGACTTCGAGGAATGGCTTACCGTACTTTTTCTCCAACTGCTCTTCCTGCGTAGAAAGAAGAACAGACTTACCGTTCTTGTCTTTCGCAAACGCGGAAATATTCAGGAGTGAAAGTACCACACTCATCACTTTTCCAAACATAACTTTACGATTTAGAATTAATATATTCGTTAATACATGCCTCTTGAGGTATTTCTCTTGCCCGCTGGATTGCAAAGTCCAAAGTACCGATGGCATCGGCCAGGCCCATAGAAATTGCATCCTTTGCGTAGAACATACGTCCGCGCAATAAACCTGCCGCATCCAGCTTCAGCTTATTACCACGATTCGCCTTCACGTTCTCCTGGAAGTCACGTGCCAGCGGGTCCAGTTCTTCTTCTTTAATCATCTCATACTTGCCTTCCTTAGCCATTTCAAAGGGAGCATTCTTGTAATCCGATAGATTTGAATAAATGGTATGGACTTTCACACCTTCACGCTCGTAATACTTGGCGTAATCCGGAAAGCTCATCATCACACCGATTGAACCGAATTCGGAAGATATCTGATTCGACGCTATGATTTCATTGCTGTATGATGCAATGTAGTAAGCCGCAGAAGCGCAGAGGTCACAATGCGCTACTACGGACTTACCCTTTGATTGCGCATACCGGATGGCATCAACCAGCGGAGCGATGGCATCGACACTACCACCGCCTGAGTCTATATCAAGCAAAACAGAAGAAATATTCGGGGATTCCGCAGCCTGACGGACAATATCCGCCAATTCGGTAGCACCATAGCTGCAATAGGTACCGTACTTCAGTAGGGTACCATGAATAGGAATAATGGCCGTGCTGTCTTTCGGAGCGTCAGAGAAACCGTTCCCGGATTTCGCTTCTTTCGCACCGGTGGAGAGCAGAACCGGTATAGGTTCTACATCGGAGCGCTTTGTTGCATCTTCTTTCGTGATGCCGCGCTCCAGTAATTTATCAACCAGTATAAGGTTGGCTTCCACATCGCGGAAAGAGATGAACCACTTCCCACGGCAGACCGCACTATATAATGAAGAAAATGCCATTGTTTTGTACCTTTTAAATCTGGTACAAAATTACAATGGCAGAAACCGCTTAAAAGGACTCTAAAATCTTGGCAGGTTCGGGGCTTTCCCGTTTGAAAGAGAGGGTTATAGAGGCAGGCGTACCACTTCTCTGCATGGTCAACAGTACCGGAAACTGGTCAGTTCCTACCACCTTGATATCTCCATTGGTATGCCGCAATCTTATCAGACCGTCACAACGACATATATTACGCAGTAGTGCCACAGCATTCTCTCCGGTATCTGTCACTACCGCTTCCAGTTCCTGCTCCACTACATCACCGTTGCCTTCTTTCTCTTTGAATTCACCCGAACTGATTGAAATTTCATGCCAGGTACCCGATATCTTGATGATAGATTCTCCCGGATGATTCACGACCGTTGCATCGGTCATCGGAATAAAACTCATGCCGCAAATCTGCGACCGTTTATTTTCAATACTCATTTTTACTTAAAAATTAAGAGTTATTTTTCTGAAAATCTGTTTTTTACTTAATAATTAATCTGCTAAAAAAGATTAAGGAAACAAGGACAGCTGGATATCACGGTTCACCTCTTTAATCATGCGCTGCCGGTTGCGGTAGTCGAACTTCTTGACTGCATCGTAGTTGATGGCATTGTTCTTAATATTGTATGCCATCAAGAAAGCCCGTACTATCTTGTCCTGCTTGTATCCCTTCTCATAGCCGGTCACAAAGTACTCACGCACCCGGATACGAAAAGAGGCCTCAATGTAGTCTTGAAGCATCCGTTGCTTCCACTCCGGTATGTAAATGAAGTTCTCTTGCAGGATGAAGTGGTTCCACTCCTGAATAGGGAGGTAAAGGGTTATCGGATTATCCTTAATGGGTTGCTTTGGCGGACGGTCAGAAACGGTAATCATCGCCTGAATGAATTTGCCAATGTCATTGGCGGCGGTCACCTTTATGCCATTATCTTTATGCGTACCACCAAATTCATGGTACAGATAATCATGTAAATAAGGCTGAAGCTCTATCGTTACGTTAGGTATCATCATCTAATCATTTGATTTACATGCGAATATACAAATAAATTCAAAAGTAAGCAACAGAAACAAGCATTATATCATTTCAAAAATATAGGCACATTTTGCGTTCGACAGCTTCTACACTTTCTACAAATATGATATATGTCTATAAATCAGTAATATAGCAGTTTTTTAATAGACAATTTCTTGTAGAAAAAGCTTCTATATTGTTCTACTTTGTAGAAGAAATATAGAAAACAGTCATTTTGTAGAAAATTGTAGAAGCTTGTAGACTAATATTTTTATGGTTAAACATCTCATTATTAATATTGTAGAAAGTGTAGAAAGTGTAGAAGCTATTTTCTTCCCAAATAAAACTGCCTATATATCCCCAAAAGAGCATGAAAAAAGGGCGCATCCGCTTCACAGCGTCCACACCCTCGACAATGATAAACATGCTCTAACTAATATCTAAAACTTTGTTGCTGCGGCTCATTAGGCTTTATCGGCTCCTCTGGTTTATTGGTACCACTGTCGCCCGCCGCATCTGTGTCTATCTCCAGATTGATGTTGTAGTTCTCCATGATTTGCTCGTAATCAAAGCACATCGCCTGCTCGGTACTGCTGGTAGACCTGAACTCACGCCCGCCGCTCTCTGTCTCTATCGCTTTTTTCACTTCCACTCCTTTTTGAATGTTCTTGAAGCGCACCGAGTTTTTCACTCCCATATATTCTTTGGAGTTCTCCAGATAATATTTCAACGACTCCGGAGGAAGTGCCGCATCTCCCACCTGCTTAGCGAATTTCTTGTAAAGCATAAAGATGCGGTTCTTGCGCATCTTCAGTATCGGGCGTGGTCGCACGAACACCATTTCATTTTTGACCAGATTTGATTTGAATTTCTTTTCGTAATCGATGCGGTAGTCAGCCTCGTTGAATATCTCACCATCCTGTAACAGATAGGAAACCACATTCCAGAAGTTGGCCAGCTCGTTATTGCTACGGCATTCCTGGTTTTGCCGGATGATACCATTCACTGTAATATCCAACATCTCTTTATAGGAAAACGGCACATCGACCACTGACTCCATCGTGCGGAAAGCAGCCAGCGGTATCACCCAGTTACGTTGAATACGGTCTTCGATGTTCTCTTTCTCCAGCCGGGCGTTGAGGTCGGCCATGCACTGACGATAGTTCGATGAGAAATCAGCCTCCATCTTGCTTCGGTGGCGCAGCAACTGCAAAGTCAGATGCGACAAACCCATGTCACGGATAGCCTTGCATTCATCGAACGCTTTTTTCTCGTTATTGGAGAAGGTTGTTTTGTTGAACGTCAGATAAATCAGACGGGAGAACAACGCAATGTCGATAGTCGGCATCTCCTGACCGGACAATATCACACCACAGTCTACCGAAGTGATTTCTCGCTTCTTATCTCTGTCCATATTCATGCGGCTTCGCCCGGTACCGTCCCACAAGCCCTTGAGGAACTCCCGTTTGTCTATATCAATGGTATTCTTATACTCATCGATGTGAACCAAGGCATTGGCGCACTGAGCCACCGTATCACTCATGGCGGCAATCGTGGCATTCTGGATATTTGGGGGCGTATTCTTGATGATGAAGAAAGACATCAGGCTATGACCGAGTTCAGACTTTCCTGAACCTTTGGGTCCGAACAGGTTGAGAATGGGAAAGCTTTTAGTCTGTCCGGCTATGACATCCCGAAACAGCGTAGCTATCAGGAAACAGATGCCTACTTTGGCATTATCGCCGAACACCTTGATCAGTTTTTCAGAGTATTCAAGCATCGGTACCGCACTGAAGTTCGTATGAATGAATTTTCGCTCAAATTGAAACAGCTTCACCTCATCCAGGTATATCCTGCTGCTTCCCGGAAGGTAGTAGTTGCCGCCCTTGAGCCGGACGATGCCGTATTCATCCACCGGATGCCATTCGGTATCGAAGCATCCGTTGCCAAACGCGAAGAAACCTTTGCGCTGCCAGCCGAGTTGCGTGATTTCGGTGGCTGTCTCGGTCTGCTCATAAAGGAACATCTTCAGCTTGGTCAGTTCTTTTTCAGTGGCCAGCCAGATGTAGTTACCCAGTCCCTCTACCTTTTGCTTGAACTTGGATAGTGATACCAGGTCTTCTTGTTTCATTTCAATAATCTCTTCTTGCCTGTTTTGGTTCTTGATTTTATAAAGACGCTTCGGAAGCATCGTGTCTTTGATGTGGAACATCGGCAGCATGATGAAGTTGCTCCATTGCACCGCCTTGCCACTGTCACCGGCCAAGGCGAAGTATGAGTTGAATTCTTCGTAGAAACCGTACTTCTGATAGAGGTCCCGGTCTATCTTTTTGCTTTCATTGATTACCCGCTTGGCTTTATCCAGTTTCTTGGCCCGGTCGATGGTTTTCTTCCAAAGGTTGCCGTCTTTGTAGTGCTCCTGTAACTTTTTAAGGTACATCGACTCCTTCACTTCGTCTTTCACCATGACCACCATGTTGCAGATGGCATTCATCGCTTCGCTGGTATCGTCCGTTGTCTTTATGTCCTGGAAGATGTAGCGAGCATACCATAAGATGAAGTCCTCTTCTTGGAGAGCGTCAAATTTGGGCTTGTCGGTGCAGTAGCTGTCCGGGTCGTTTTTGGAGCACGCCTCTCCAGGCGGCAACTCCTTGACCGATACTGACAGTCCGCATTTCATGGCGAGCATCCCGTTGCGCATCACATTCTTCACACCGGCTCCCAACGTTTCACCCTCTTTGGGCGGATCAGCATCCGGCAGGAAGCAAAGTTTGGTAGCGTACTTTTTCAACTGTTCAAACTGCTCTTTGGTCCAGTCTCCTCCCAATGGGGCCACAGTGTTGTGTACGCGGATGCGCTGAAGCTGCATCACGTCGGGTCCACCCTCCACCAAGTAGAATTTATTCTCTTTGGTCCCCTGACGTATGGCCGTGTCAATGCCGAAGATAGATTCCCGCTTGTGGTAGATGTCGTTCTCGGCAGAGTTGAGATACTTGGCAGCCGTCTTGTCACCTGACATGTCACGGGCAGTAAAGCCGATAACCCGGCGGAATCGGTCCCGTATGGGGATAACGACACGATTACGGTAGCCGTCATACGTATTTCCTTTCTCGCCCTCCTTCAGCAGTCCCATTTCTTTCATCAAGTCGATGGAAAGACCGGAGGAGCGGGCGAATGCCAGCAAGTCATCCCATTTGTCAAGCGCAAAACCAATGCTCATTTCCTCGGCGTATTCCAACCCCCAACGTCCCTTAACGTATTCGGCAGCCGTCTTGTTATCCGGATTGAGCAAATTTTTTCGGAAATGCTCGGCACATCTTTGATTGATGACAAACATGCTTTCACGTTTCATCCTCGCCTGTTCCTGTTCCGGTGTCAGCCGTTCTTCTTCTACGGTGATGCCGTATCGTTTGCCCATCGTGTGGACAGCTTCGGGAAAATTCATCGACTCGTGTTCCATCAGGAAGCTGAACACATTGCCGCCCTTGCCGCAACCGAAACAGTGCCAAGTGCCTCGCGCCGGACTGACCACAAACGATGGTGTCTTCTCCTGGTGTAACGGACAACATGCCTGATAATTGGAACCTTTCTTTTTAAGTTCCACATAGCCAGAAATCACATCAACGATATCAGCCCTGTCAAGGACTTGTTCTATTATTCTATCATCTATCATTGTCATATATATATGGATGGCGTTATCTCCGCAGGATGACAGCGCCTTGTTCTTCGATGTAGTAGCTGTGTATGCCATACGTACCGAATTCTTCGAGAGTGGCATCCACACATTTCATAAAGAGGTCGTAGTTCTTCGGATGGACCTCGTCGAGCACCCGGAAGGTGTGCCCAGGCTGCATGTCATACAACATGAGCCACACCTTGTCATAGTATTCCGTCAGTTCATTCCACCCCATGGAGTCTGCGTACCGTTGCATCCAGGTATTGTCATCGGGTATGTATTGAAGTAAGTTCATGGCAAAGCATTTACAGTTCAGTGCAAAGGAATGAGTTTACAGGGTAGCTATCAAGGACGAGGTTCAGGCAGTCGACTTATACCGTCTAACAGACATTGCATCAGCAATATATGTAAGCCCCTATCGTCCTTGTCACCCGGAGTTTGCAACTCCATGTTCAGACTTTGCTGAAGATAGTTCCTGTCCGCCTTCAGCTTCAGCAGCTTGCCATTCTCACCTTTGATAGTGACCGTGGCATATTCTATCACGCTACCAAGTTCTGAGGCATCCAACCATAAATCCGGCTTCTTATGAAGATTCAGCCGACAATATTGATGTACCTTGCAACTCTTGCGAATAAGTTCTATTTCTGCGATTGTCGCTATTTGATTGGTACGCAGAATGCGCACTTTCTGACCTTTTTTCATTGTTCTTCTTTTTTTATTGTAATTAAGCAAGGAGATTCGTTACAGAAGTTAAGTAACGCTTCGCCTCTTCTTCGTTATATTTATCAAAATACTTATCTCGCGATTCTTCATTCTTCATGCCTAACCTCATAGAGTAACTAATGCTATCAATCCATGTTGTTTGAGACACATAGAATTTTTCTTCTTCATCGTCATAGTCTTTCATCAGCAATACCTGATGATCTTCCAGTTCAAATAATCTTGCAAATTTGTTCATATCTTTATTGTTTTACGCTAATTGTTTATCAAGCTCTTTAATACATTCAAATAGGTATTTTGCAACGCAAGGATTAACAGCATTTCCTATTGAGCCAACTCTGTGTGACCAATTGGGAAACCCATCATCATTTCTAACAATGCTATGCGCTGGGATTTCAAGAATCCTTTTTGCGCAAGTATATCCGACACTCGTATCTGATGTCCACTCTTTAAATATCGAGTTAAAACGTCCATCGTTGCAAATGTCGCCTTGTAATCCGATTTTGTCGGAGTAGGCAATAAGATAAAGTCTTTCCCTTTTGTGCGGGTATCCAAAAGCGTAGTTTGATATACATTGCCATTCCGCGTTAAACCCGATTTTGGTAAGGTCGCATAAGACTTGTTCAAGACCGGAAATAGTGAGAGCTGGCGAATTTTCAATGATGACGTATTTAGGTCTAACTTCCCGTACAATTCGGTACATTTCGCTCCATAACCCGGAACGCTTCCCTTTAATACCTTCACGCTTTCCGGCAACACTGATGTCTTGACACGGAAATCCTCCACTAATGATGTCCACATATCGGAGGCCGGTTGTTTTTGTAATATCTGTGAATCTTTCTGCATGAGGAAATCTTGTTTTTAATATTTCACCTTGAAATTTTTCTATCTCACAATTCCACAAAGTGTCAATACCTGCCATTTCAGCCCCTAATTCAAAGCCGCCAATGCCGCTAAACAGGGAGCCGTGTGTTAGTTTACTTTGCTTCATACATTATTGGGTAATTTCATGAAACACATCCACATAGTCTTTCCATGTCTTCCGGTAGTATGGCCAAACAATGGTTTCCGTCCGATGACCTCTAATACTTCCCTGACTGTTATCTGATCCTCGTTCCATTTGAAAATCAGAATTCCGTAGTCTTCTAAAACTCGAAAGCATTCATCAATTCCTTTTTTTATCACCCTTGGCCAATCTTCAGGAAGTTTACCGTACTTCTTGGCCAACCAACTATCTTTGCCAGCCTTTAGAAGATGGGGAGGGTCGAATACTACCAGCTTAAAGGATTCATCCAAGAATGGCATATCGGTAAAGTCAGATACAATATCCGGATGAACTTTCAGACTTCGACCGTCGCAAAGAGTATGCTCTTCATCTCTGATGTCAGCAAACAAGGTCAAAGGATTTTCCTTATCGAACCAAAACATCCGGCTACCGCAACAGGCATCTAATATGATTTTCGTTTCACTCATTTTTTTATTGTTATGAGCCTCCCAAATCCGAAGGGGAGGCTCCCGTTTATTACTTCCTAAAAAACATATCTCCTGAGATACTTCTTGCCGTGTCGTCATTTGTCAGACGGATGTATCGGAAGAAGTTTTGTTCAGTACGATGCCCGGTCAGTCGCATGATTTCCAGCGTTGTCATTCTGCCAGTTAGATACATGTTGGTGGCTGCCGATCGTCTTGCTGTATGACTACTGATTAATTCCCACTTCTGACGGGTGACCGTTATCAGTTTGCCACCTTTGGTCAATGAATAAGTAACAAGGTCATTCAGACCGATCTCTTTCATTATCACTTTCAGGTATTTGTTGACATACTGAATACACAAGCCGCAAGGAATAACACCGCCATACTTAGCATAGATTTCTTTCACGTAATCGTGCATCGGTATCTTGACATCTACATTCGTCTTCTTCGTTCGCTTCACAATATATCCGTTCTGGAAATTATCTTTTGTCAATGTAGAATAATCCGAATAACGCAAAGCCGTAAGGCAACCAACAACAAACAAGTCTCTGATGCGCTCCTTAGCTTTCCTTCTATCCTGTTTCAAAAACTTGTAGTAGTATATTCTTGTGATTTCATTCATCGACAAGAATACCGCATTCGTCTCCTCCAGCTGCATATCAATCTCATCATAAGTCGAGTCAACTGCGTAATTATATTGCCCTGCTCTGCGTACCATAGACTGAGTTTTTAGTATATATCCAACAATAGTATTATGCCGTAAGCCTTGGCTTTCAAGGTAAATAATGAAGTCCTCCAGAAATTCTGCTGTTACAGAGTTGGTGAATATATCACAATCATATTCCTCAGAGAATTGCCTTAGGTGCTTTATTATTGCATCATAAACGGCGGGGTATTGTGCAGACTTGCGTCTGGATTTCTTTTCGACTACCTCACGGATGAAGTCCGCAAAATAAACGCCTTCGAGCGGTTTGCTCTGCCTGAAATGATTGATGTAGTCCTTCCTCGCTTGGCGAGGCTGAACCAAAGGACATAATTGTAATGCTTTGGCTGTATAATTTTAGGTTAGACAATAAATTCGATTTATAATCTGGCTTATAAGTTTTCCCAATTCATCGGCATACTCATCCGCACAATCCATCTGCACGTGCATCATTTGATTTCCATTTTCTGAAGTAAATGGGAATCCAGTTTGTAACTGCACAGGAAGGTCCTTTTCCGATATCTCAGATTTTAATGCATTTACGACATTAACATCCATATCATATTCCTTAGTTACCATGACCCTATACATTAATAAGATATTGTTCCATTAGCTCCGGCAAGTCCTCTATCAGCCGGACAGCATTTTTATTATCCTCAACACGCAGTATGATGTGACTCATATCTTCATCAATGTTGTTGGATGTTTCTACTGAGGTGTACGGTAGTTTGTTTATAGCATCCACAAATGCCATCCTTCCTTCCAAAGAGAAACCGCAAGTACATACAATCCTTCCGTCAGACACAGGCCTCCGTATCCATACTTTAAACTTATCATCCGGAGAGGATATAATTGTGAATGGTTGCAATTTTTGTTTTTCCATACGTTGCCTATTTATTATTATCTCTACTAAAAATTTGTACCCCAGTAACTTCCTCTATTTTATCTTTTGCCAGTTCCGGAATTCTCGCTAATCCGCCTCTCCAGTTATAAAAAGTATAAATAGGAACTTTACACTCATCAGCTAATTTCTTAGCCATATCAGAGGATTCACACACAGGCAAACTACGCAGATATGTACGTAATGCCATACCATCATTTTTTCTTTTCACTGTTTTTTCTGCCATATTTATATAAATATTAAATTATTATCATTAGATTTATGAAGCAAATATAGAATTAGTTTTATTTATATGCAAGTGGTTTAATATAAAAATTTAGCATTAGTTTAATTTTTAACATTTATGTTCATGAAACACATTGGTAGTGAGGCTGATAGTATTATCAGAAAAAAAAGGCTCAAGAAGAAGGATATTGCAGAAGAGATGGGAATCACCACAGTATATCTTTCTCAAATATTCAAAAAAGAATCCATTGAGGCCTATCTATTAGAAAAACTATCCAAAGCTATTAGAGTACCTGTTAGTTATTGGTTTGATGAAACAAACATAGCTAATCAATCAATAGCCAACGGAGATGGTAGTGCGGCATCCATATATGGGAATGCCACTGCTGGAGCACTTGCAGATAAAGATAAAGAAATAGAGCACCTAAAAGAATTACTCAAAGAGAAAGAAAGAACAATCCAGATTTTAATGAAACAAGAATAA